CTGCGTTTCTCCCGGTCCGAGCTTGAAGCGCCCTGCAGCCATGTCCGCCGAGCCGAGTGCGCGCATTTCCGGGAATCTCGAGGCCATCGCCGAAGCGACTGCTCCGCGAGGGTCCGCAGCCGTGGCAGGCTTTTCGATGTTCCCGGCAGCGTCTTCTGTTGGCGCACCCCCACGCGAGCGGCGGATGTACTCCTCGACAGCGTTGCCGAGGGCCGATTGTCGGTTCTCCATCACGTTGCTCAGATCGGTCTCCGACTGTTGCAGGCCGCGCGCGCCAAGATAGGTATTGCTCAGCCGAGCGAGTGACGATAGCGGCGCTTGCGGCACCACGAATCCACCTACCGTCTCGGAGCCGCTCGGAGCGGCCATGCCTTGCTGCATGAGCGCTGCCGCAATGGCACGCTTCCGTGCGAGCCGCTGCACGTCCGGGAAGACGTCGGTCGGATAGCCTGCTGCGCCTGCCGGTGCAAAGCCGAAAATGTCCGCCATGCTTCCTCCTTACGCCAGCGCGAGATACATCAGATAGCTGCCGAGCAGGGATGTAGCCGCGTTTTGCTGTGCGTTCGCTCCGGCTGCCTGCACGTTGTAGCGCCCGATGTTGGCCTGATCTTGTGCCTGCGTTGCGTCGAAGACGGGCGCTCCCTGCACGTTCACGCCAGCACCTGCGGGCTGTCCCGGCACACCGAATTGCGCACCTGTTCGAATCGCATTCAGCTCATTCAGCGGAACGGAGCGCTGCAGCAAGGCTTCTTCGACCAGTCGCTTGCGTTCCTGCAGCGATTGATCCGCGCCTTCGGTGATAGCTCGACTCCGCGCATCCCCATAGGCGAGCTGCTTCTGGCGACCGAAATTTTCCATCGCCTTTGTGAAGCCCTCGCTTCCGACGCTGAACCCGGCGTTGGCAAGTCGGGTACGTTCGGCTGCTTCTGCCTGCTCGAACTGCGGGTCGAGGAAAGCCGAATGTCGGCCGTAGATCGCATTCGTCACCGCATCACGAGTGCCCGTTTCGGCAATCTTGGACACGTCGAAAGGCGTACTGACGGTTTCACGAACTGGGCTGATCGCTTCCGTGCCGAGGTCGTAAAGCTGCTGACCCTGCTCACCCAAGCCAACGGTGAGTTGTGCTCGGTCAGGATCGCCGCCAATTCCGAACTCCCACGTCTGCGATCCGAATGGACTGACGACGTTGGGCTGATTCAGCTTGGCTGAAGCGCGAGCAGCTTCGAGTCGCGCTTGACCTTCGGCCTGTGCTGCGCCAACGTAATCAGGCGTTGCAGGCGGATTTGGTGCGCACATAGTGTTCCTCCGAAAGAGCTTTGTAGTACCGAGTAGCAATCGCTGCGTAGTCGAGATACTCCAGAATTCGTCCCGCTCCGTTTGCTATCTTGGCGTTCATCCACAGCTCCACGGCTCCGCGTTGCCGCAGCTCATTTTCCACAAATTGTACAAAGCGAATAGCATTTCTACCTTTCCTATGCTCGGGATGCAGGTACCACGTATCTTCCGTGGCGATCAGCACTGCACTGTGCATAGATGGCATCAGATACATGCCTGCATAGCCGACAAGAGCGCCTTCCACGCGCGCCGTAAAGAGTAGAAACAGCTCACGCTCCGCGTAGAGAAAGTACGTGTCTTTTTTCGGCGCAAATTCCTGTCCCCGCCGATACATCTCCGTCTCTTTCCAGTGCATCTCGGCAAGAAGCATGACTTCGGCCCAGACTTTCGGAAGCGCTTCGTAAGCGAACTTCACAAAACGCCTCCGATTTCGTAGGTGTAGTCGTTTGCGACCCACTGCACTTCGACCTGCTTCGTCGCCACCTTGAGCAAGGCCGCAGCCCAATAGCCCGGCCGAGCGGGTGGGGTCTGCCAGTCCGACTTGATCTCGAGCCCAGATGCCCAGACCGCGCTGTCCCACAGACTCGTATCCCAGATTGCGCCGGATGTAACGCTGAATGAAGCCTCGGCCAGCGGCGGCTCGTTCTCGAAGTCGATGGAAAGCCCGAGCGAGAACGAAAGTGCTGCGTCTACAAGCATCATAGGCCGAAAGAGACCGAATTTCTTGAGTTGCGAAGCCGACCCGAAGTTCTGATATGCAGTTTTGGCATCGGCGACGATATTGGCTCCATCGTCAGCGCGACCGGTCCAGGCTTTGGCCACCCGGTCCTCGTCCGCGAAATACAACTCGCCTCCGAACACGGTGAAAGCTCGCGCGTTCCAGCCAGTAAACTTGCACCACGACTTCGTTGTGCTGTTCATGAGATACTGCTCGTAGGTACTACCTGGCGAGGTTGGAACGTTGAAGATCAATGCGCTTTGCGCGGGGAAGATCGCCGCTTCCCAGCCTTGATTCGGCCCGTAGGTACGTGCGGCTTCGATGAAGGCGCCTTCGATCTTGTTCGTCAATGCCAGCTTGTAGTCGATGGAAGCGGATTGCAGCGCCTTCGACAGCGGAAACACGCCATACTCAGTGATGAGAATGAGGTCTCCGCCGTATTTGGAGAAGCACTTCCGGCCGAGCGGTTTGCCGACGAAGTACACGCCTACGAGGCTCCAGGCCGTAGAGCTACCGGGGTCAGTTCCTTGGAACACGACCACTTCGCCTTCAGAAGTGATGAACACGGCGTAGTCGTCTGGACCTGCACCACCGTCGAAAGTCCAGGTAGCCATCGCCATGAGATAGCCGCCACGGCTGCAGAGCGGACCAAGGGTAAATTCGGTTGCGGCTCCTCCGACCGCATCCACCGCGAGATAGTAAAACGATAGCTTGTCCTTCGGAACGAAGAAGAGACGCCGCTTGAACACGTTGCCGCTCACGATGTCGGTAGTAGTAATGCCGGTGATTGCTGGCGAGCTCGCGCCATCCACCGCAACCCAGGTCGTACCGTCGAAGTAAGCTGGCTTGTCCACTCCGTTGAACATCATCAGATAGTGGCCGCCCGACACGCCCATCTGCACCCAGCTGTGATAGCCCTCCGTTCTGGCAAGTACAGAGGCGCCGATAGCGCCGCCGGCTGTGATATCATAGATACCTGCGTCCGTAGACGCAAACATCTTGTTGATGGCGGTAGGCGGATTGTACTGAGCGATGGCCTTGGGCTCGTCCGCGAAGCCGGTGGCGTAGTCTTCGTTTCCGCCGCGAATCACTACATCGCTCACCCGCGGAAACCAGTTCTCGAGCTTCACCGCGTCGGTTCTCTTCATCGCGGCAAGTGGATCTCGAGCGTTCCAGCCGCCAACGGGCGCAGGAATGGTATCCACCCGCGCGATTTGCTGCCGCACGGCGCGACGGGCCAGCTCGAGTTTGGCCGGAATGCGTCTCACGGCAGCGGCCAGCTCCCCGATGGCACGAAGATTCCCGGCCGAATGTCGTTGTCGCCTTCGCCATCGAGGCGCAGAATAGGCTTGCTGCCGTCACGGCCAAGGGCATTTGCGATCAGTTCCTCCGCCCGATTGAAGTCCTCGGCGTAGGCAAGACCCTTCTCCTTCTTCCAGCGCCAGCGCAGGTCCGCCTTGACGATCTGGTCGGGAAGGAGAATCTCGTCGGAATCCTCTTCAAGGATCGACTTGTAAGTCGTTCCGTCGTTGTCGAGAGCAAAATTCCGACTGACGTATTCGAAGACCCAGGTATGCCCTGCCGGCGGGGCAGGCGTGACAAGGAAGTTACCGCCACGAAAACGGAAGCTGTAGCGCGGGCCGGTAATGACGATAGCTTTGAGTGCTTGCCAGCTCTGTGGGCTCGTCGGCCCCAGAAGTGGCAGTTTCTCCGTCCGATCCCACAAGGTCTGCGGGAGCAGCCAACGAAAGCCGTTGGGGGCAAGGGTCGTAAGTGCGCCCTGATCCTCCGTGGCTGTCGTGGTCCACGAAGCTTCGTAGGTAATCCGCTCCCACGGACCACGTTGCGAGAGATCTTCCAGCCCTTCTTGCAGAAGAGCCGCCGCTTGAAGCACCTGAATGTCGGTACCTCCGAACACAGTGCTCGGATACGGCAGCCCATTGAGCCGCATGAAGGACTGGATGATCTCTAGGACGGTCATGTCAGACGGCCACCTTTCCGTCGGCTTGCTTGGTCAGCGTCTCGTTCTCCACCCGAAGGTCCTTGATCAGGGCCTCCTGAGCGACCGTCTGCGCTTCGAGCTGGCGGATGCGAGCTTTCAGCGCGGCATTCTCCTGCACGAGCGGGCCTTGGGTTTGGGCCGACTTCAGCCACGCGATTGCCTTGTCCACCAGCTCGTTGGCTCCCATGCCGATGCGCTTACGTGCCTCGTCGTTGGCCTGTGCCAGGTCCTCGACCGTACGCACGTTGGCGCTAAGGACGTTGGCTTGCTGCGCCGGAGACAGTACCGCCCACCCCTTGATCGGCGTGCCGTTGAGGGGGATCTCCTCCCCGCGCCGCCACGCTTCATAGGCCTGCCTGTACTGGTCCACCCAGGCCCTCGGGATGCGCTCCTCCCGCGCCTGCTGTTCCAGCGCGGCGAACCAGCTCTTCACTTCCCTTGGAATTCGATCCTTGGACCCGATGGGGGTGATGATCGCGTAGTCCTCGTCCCTTGCGATGTAGCGCCCTTCGCGGAGGCTGGCGTCGCGATCTTCCACCTGCTTCCGCTCGAACACCACGTAGGACGGTCGTTGTTCTCTGATTTCCATTGGCAATGCAGCCATCTGCGTCTCCTTTGAATTGATGGCAAGGGGGCCGAAGCCCCCTTACCGAGCGACCTCCGTTAGGTGATCGCGCCCTGCGCGAATCCGTGGTTCAGGTACCCGCCGAGGTAGCCGGTGTAGGTACCCGTCACGGTCACTGCCGCCGTGGCGGTTGCCAGCTTGTCGATCGTACCGATGGCCGAACCCATGTAGACGGTGCGACCGTCCGGGTCCAGCTTCGCCACGACCGTCGAAGCCGGAATGCCGCTTCCGGACAGCGCCATGCCGAGGAACCAGCCGTCGTAGCCGCTCGTCTTCAGCACCGCGGAGCCGTTCTGCGTCTGCGTGTTCGTCTTGGCGACGGTCGCAGTGCCTGCCCGGAGGTTGCGGTAGCCGAGGATTTGCTTGCCGGCCGTGTTGGCTCCGACCTGGCCCGCCGCCGTGATGCCGACTGCAGCGTCCGCCGCAACCGAGGCTGTGGCGCTGAGCACCACGAGACCCGAGAGCTGGGCCCAGCCGTACTGGCCGGTGGTCATTGAGTTCATCAGGACAGCGACCGGCCGGCCGAGGTTGGCCGTGTTCGGAACATCCGCTGCCACGAAGCTCTCGTTGATCTGGACGAGGCTGCCCTTCTCCATCGTGCTTTCGGCCTTGATGTAGACGAACTCGCCGCCTCCCCAGTAGGGATCGACGGCCGTCACCCGGAGGCCGAGCTGGTGCCGTTGCGTGGTATCCGGCGAGAACCAGTCGTTGAACGGCTGGGGACCGGCGAAGTTTTGCGATGCGAACATCTCTTGCTCCTTTTGCTGCCCGGTCAGCGATAAAGCCACTGCCGGTAGAACCCCTCGATACGGGGAGAGGCCATACCCGGCAGTGGCAGATTTTTGGGACCAGTTACACCCGCATAACCGGTCCCGGTTGTTACGCCTTGGCGACCCCCTGCTGACGCCGGTTGCTGCAGGTGAGGTTGCCCATCCAGAGGATGGGGGTCACGGAGCCGTCTTGGTTGTACGGCCGCATGTCCTCCATGATCTCCAGGTCGGCGTCCCGGTGGACCACCAGCTCGAGGTAGTCCGAGTTCATGAAGTACATGTGCGCGGTCGGGATGCCGCTGCCGCCGTCGAAGATCACATCGGCGGTCTTGTACTTCAGGGTCTGGAAGCCGGCCTTGGCCGTCTCCTCGTCCACGTAGCGCTTGAGGCTGACCTGCGTGGACTCGAAGAAGCTGTACCAGTCGTTGCTGGCCACGATCA